ACAATACCATCCGACAAATATTAGATGAATCTAAATCTAACGTAGGGGACTTATTGCCATATAGAATTAAAACACTTTATGATTCAAAATTTATACATGCTTTAAAATATGTTACTTATGATTTTACCATTCAATGGGAAAATGGTATTTATCAGGGTGTAATAGCCGGTAATCAGGATGAAAATAAACATTTTATTGTAACTGTTTCTAAAGCATGGAATAATAATGGTAGGTTGAAAGATGTAATTCAAATTAATGAAGTTCATTATGACAAGTGATGGCTTGAAAATAATATTTTTACTGTTAAAACTCCCAAAAGGAAAGCTTTCCTTTTACATTCATAATCGGTTTGTCGTATAGCACTGGATTAGCAAGTACCCAATTGTACGTTGGTTTTCCAATAATTTTAATTGGATCATTAGATATCTTTCCCGATTTATCTGTTCGTCCAAATAATTGAAACATTTGTTGGTCTTGATCGGTTTCCGTTTTTTCAGCCCAAATACTCTCGTGATTAATTACACAATCAACGATATCTACTTCTCCAATAATTGCTGAATAAGGCAAATTACTTTCAAAGGTTTTATAATTTTCAGTATTCCAAGCAAAGTAATTATCTTGTAAATCACTAAGCAAAAAAGCAGTATTTCCTGCTGATTTGCCTGAAGCATGAATATAAATTCTACCTCTAAAATGTGTTCTCCAGGTTCTATTCTCGATGTCTTTGATACCGTGAGCGATTAGTGATGCCCAAGGCTGTTTTATGGATAGTGCTTTCATATTTTTTTTATTAATAATGTTTTGTCAATAACTAAAAGTAACGACAGGTGTAAATACTAATCAATAACCCTTTATTTTTGTAATGAACGACTTTAAATTATAAATTTCATGAGCACAAAACAATTACTAATTAAAGATCTAAACTTGTTTGTTACAAATTCCGAGATGTCTTACAATGAAGATAAAACCGTTAACAGATTAAAATATCTTAATTTAATTACACGTACAGATCATTTAAATTCAAATGATTTTACTATCAAGGAAAATTTTAAAATATTTTCTACTAAATATCAAAACAAGATTGAAAAATCTGAAATTGAGAAATTATTTAAAGAAGATAAAATTGAAAATCCTTGGATTTATATTAAATTGATAAATTATATACTTTGGCTAATTGACTGGGTTAAGTTAAAGTAGTATCAAATAATCAAAATTTTAAAGGTCTCTGATTAGGCACCTTTATTTACTTTATCTCCGTTTTATAATAGATATTATCTACTTTTTTACAACTGCAATATTTATAATTTGGTTCTCCTGGTAAAAATCGCCTTGGCAAAGTTTTGCTATTGAAGATTGAATGTTCTTTGCCATTATTGGTACTAATTCAACGCCTTGATCTTCTTCAGTATCAAAATGAATTGAGAAAATATATTTTTTCATAATTTATGCTCTAAGGTTTTTAAAAAACTCCGTGATTTTCTCTGTTTCATTAATTGAGAAATCTTGTTTTTCTGAAGTGTATAGAATTATCTTTTTACCTGTAGAAATCACGGTATTTTCTTTATCCTTTTTCTGCAAAATCTTTGTTTTTATCGTTTCGATTACCATTCTAAAAAAGTTTTAATTGTTCTGTTTGTGTTTTTAATTCTATAATTCCCACGAGTTCCGGAAACATTTCAATGTATTTCTTGATGTAGGCTAAAGGCTCTTTGTCGACGATGAGTAAATCGATGAATTTTTGCTTGAATTTAACCACCGGTATTTCTTCTCCGGTGGTTGTTACTGCAATCAAAGTGCTGTCAATTCTTTTATAGAAATAACAATCTAGTACAGTAGAAATCATTACTAATTGATCATTACAGGCATCACCAGCATCAAGATACTTTCGTTTTCATCTTTGGAATCGACCGGAGTAATAATTCCAGCTCTATTGGGTGCTGACATTTCAATTTTTATTTTATCAGATGTTAAGTTGGATAGCATTTCTGCCAAAAACCTAGCATTAAAACCAATTTTTAAGTCATTGCCATCTCCTACAATTGTAAGCGTTTCAACCGCTTTGTTATTGTAATCTTTGTCTTCTGAAAGGATAGTCAATGAATTACCTTTTTTATCAAATATCAATTGATGTGTTGTTTTGCTTGCAAAAATTGAAATACGTTTGATGCTTCGCAACAATTCAGATCTGTTGATCTCAAGTGTGTTTGGGTTTTCTTTTGGAATTACATTTTCGTAAGCTGGATATTTAGCATCTATCAGCCTACAAATCATTATCGTATTTTCAAGCTCGAAAGAAATGTTAGTATTGTTGAAACCTATATTTACTTCTTCATCCTTACCAGCCAACGCGGTTGTAAGGACCATAATTGGTTTTTTAGGCATGATCAGTTGCTTCTCTTCTTCAGATTTTATATCATTTCGAGTGAATTTCACCAATTTGTTAGCATCGGTGGCGACAAAAACTAAAGAGTCTTTCTTAAAATCAAAACATACTCCAGTTAACATTGCTCTCAAATCATCGGTTCCAGTGGCGAATAAAGTATTTAATAAAGCTTTATTGAGAATGTGAGCTTCTAAAGTAATGTTGTTTTCTTCTTGTGTGGCTGGAGTTTCTGGAAACGCTTTTGGATCATCAACCGCCATATTGTAACTTCCTGAAATACTTTGAATCTCCAATTCTTTTTCGGAGAAATTAAGCACCAATGAATCATCAGATAGTGATTTTACGATTTCCATTAATAGATCTGCTGCAACAGCAAAACTGCCTTTTTCTTCGCTGCATGTGGCTTCTGTTTTGATTTGAAGCGTAGTTTCTAAATCACTGGCAGTAATGGTTAGTTTGCCATCTGCTACCGTAAACAAAAAGCATTCTAAAACTGGAATGGTGCTTGAACTTGGTACTACTTTTTTTAACACGTTTAAATTTTTTGCCAGTAAATGGCTTTCGACTGTAATTTTCATAAAATTTGATTTGATTGTTATTATGCTGCTGATTTTTCTTTGCCTCTTGGCCTTGTTTTGATAACTATTTTTTTGATTTTCTCCAGATTACTTTCGACCAATTTTATTATTTTTTCATGATGTTGGGTTGGTTGATTTTTGAATCCGCGTGACTGTTCAATTTTTAGCTCCGGAAGTTTCAATTCAATGGTTTCAGCTCTTCTACCATCAACTCGGGCTGAAAGAATTATTGATTTTTCCTTGAGATAATATTCGTTGGTGTACACGCAGTGCTTTAGTTCGTCGCCTTCTTCTTTGAACTCTTCAATACTTTTTAATACAGTTATTGAAATATTACCTTTTTTGAATTCTAAGTCAAAAAACTTTTGCATTCTTTCGGCATATAGTACAATTGCCTTTTCAAGTTTTTGTTGGCGTTTTATGGTTTGAAGTCGGTTTCTTTCCTGTTCTTCCAATCTCAAAATCTCACGCTTTTTATTCATCAAATTATTGTGTTCTTTATGGAGATTCTTTGGACAAACATAGACCGCATTGTGTAAATCTTTGTTGAAGTATCGTAATAAATCTAAATAGTCATACCATATTCCAACATCAGTTATCTTGTACTTGTTTCTGATAACAATTTTGATTGAATCCCAAAAAGCATTGTGCCTACTATCATTAAATAATGAAAAATGAAGCAACTCTTTTTGTTTTGCTTTTAAAAGCGTTTCAATTTTTGGGGAGTCTTTAATTCTATCCAGTAAAATTCTATAATCGCAATCATGCTTATATTTCGTCAATCCATACTTATTAAATCTTGGGAGAAATTCTGCTCCAGGGCAATTAAAATTTGATGCAAAGCGATCATATTCACTTTGTCCCCATTTAGGATTAGCATATCTTACTTCATAATCAGAAGAGCTAAATCCATCTCCAGTATATGTTGTATTTCGACCTACGATAACTTTTTTTCCTTTGTCATGGTCCATCCATTCTTCAAATAATGATCGGAAATGATATCGAGGATTTTTATTTTTATACATGCTTTTCCAACATGAAAAATATCTGACTACTTGAAATCTGCCAATAACTTGAACAACAGAATATGTAATTATTCGTATGAAGTCACCATTATTGATTGTGATTTTTTTAAGTTTCTTATTACATGAAGGACAATCAGCGCCCAACAATTCTTCATGCCACGCTTGGGTTGGTTTCCAGCTATGATTACATTCTAAGCAAACCAAATTTTTGTAATGTGTAGTATAGTAAAATTGGTGTTTAAATATTACGAAAGGCTCATGCTCTGTAGGTTCTGAAAGTTTTTGGTGTAAAGCCCAAACTTCCACTTGTAGTTTCGTTTTTGGCTTCATAATTACCCAAATAAGTCAATTTGTTCCACCTCAGTTGTTGGTTTCTTCTTGGCAGCCTTGGTTACCATTTTTTCTTTTTGCTCAGAAACTACTTTTTGCATTGCTTGTTTTTTTGCATCTTGTAAATCTTCTTCAGTTAGTTCAATAGTTTCAGAAAAAGTTTTCTTTTGTTCTGATTTTAATTCCTGAATTAACAGTTCCGTTGCTTTTTCTTTGGCCAATTTTTTATCTTCTTCATTAAGTTCTACTGAATGATTAACAACTACTTTACCGCTCATAGGTTTGATGCCTTTAATATCATCTTCATCGTAATAATGAACAGCCCAACCAAAAACCTCATCATCAGAGTATCCGGCACAACCGCCCTTTTTAGCACATTCCATAACATAGTTGCAGCACTCGTCTAGGTTTTTGTTTTCTTTTTTGTAGGTAACAGCAAAGAGTTCATCTTCAGTTGCTCTTTTTTCAAGGTGAGCTTTGATCGTTTTTTTAAATTCGTTTGATGCTTTCATAAATGTTTTTTTTGGTTTTCGACTTCCGTTATATTTGATTTAATTGAATTCTAATCTGGTTTGGTATTTTCCTGCATACCCTTTGTCTTCGCATTTTGATATAAAATCTTGAGGAGTTATTGCTTTTAATTTTTTATCATCAACAATTAGCCTTTCAATATCTCGATAGTAGAAAACTAAAAACCTCTTATATGATGATCTGAAATAAAAATTTATAAATTCTTCAATCTCTAAATCTGTTATATCTCGAGTTGTTATATACTCCCAGTTATTTTCAACTCCAGTTCTTCGAGTCATAAATGGATCAGTATTTATAATTAATGCTATTTGTTTTTTCTGAGCACTTACTTTATTATAAAAACCATAGGTCACGGTAAATTTTTTATTCTTGATTTGTTTTTTAAGGAAGCTAAATTCATCAGGTTCAAAATCTATATTTACATCCTTATTCCATAAATCATAGTAACGTTTTGTATTTTCAGTCATCTATTCATATTTTTAAGACCAAAGCTTATTAGCCATTTCTAGATTTTTTTCAGCTTCATTCAGGGCTTTTTTTGCATACGTTAAAGAAAACGAATGTGATCTTTCGTACTTTCCAGACTTTAAACCTTCATGGTATTCCTTGGAGGCTTCGGTTTTATATTCATAAAATTCAACGCTTTCCGGCATTGACAAATTGATGTCATTTGCTTTCGCTTCCCAATATTCGGCTTTGCTTTCGTGCTGTTCTGCTTTTTTACTTTCCTCAACACATTTTCCCATTCTATTATGATTTCGTTCAATAAGCGCACGATGTCTCTTTTCGGAATGGTGCCCGATTTTGATTGGTTCAGCTAATGCAAGAAAGTCTTTGCCTTCTTTTGACGCTTCCCAGTATTTAGTTGATTTGTTTTCTGAATTTACAGCCCAATTTTGATATCTTTCAGCTTTTTTCTTTGCAAATTCTTGGGCATTGAACCCATCAGACCTAACAATGGAATAATAAAAATTACTTTCCCTATCTCTGGCTACAAGGTTAAAAACAATGCATTCGTGCTCTTTTCCATACTTGGTTTCTAAAATAATAGTTTCGCCTTTTTCGTGCATTTCTGGACATTTAGCAACAAATACATTTGGCGCAAATTTTGAATATGTGTTCATAAATAATTTAAATTTTGATTATAAAAAACAGTAAAGCCTCATAATCCTTTGGGCGTCCACTCCCTCCAGATTATAAGGCCAATATTTTAAGTGTAGCATATTGTGGACGTCTGAACTACATGGCAAACATACAAAAAAATGTAACAAAATATATTCATTGCGAATATATTTTATTCTTTTTGATTAAAATAAAAATTCACAGAACTTTGGATCATAAATTCCAAGCCTTAAATTAATTTGGTTTCGAAGCTCAATCCGTTCGAAAGGTTTTCTTTGTTCTTCACTGCGTTTGAGTTCGTTTCTAATCGATGCCGCTTTAAGAGCAATGGCTATCATGTCGCCTTTGGTAAGATGCAGCGCTTTGTGTTGTTGAATATATTGCACATACTCAAAATAATCATTCCCATATCGCTCAATCAATCCCAACCGGTATTTTATCGGATCTCCGCTCTTATGATGATTGCTGGAAAAGGATTGAATGTGAATGTTGTGTAAATTCAAAGCTGTTGTTCTGTTGGCACCTACGCTCACGTAATGCCCTCCATTCATTTTGCCAAAATCTCCGGTGGCGATGCAAGATTGACCAAAATCAATTATTCTGGCAATTTCATTAATTATGGGCTGAAGATGTTCTGCTCGGTACTTATCAGGACTCATCAACTCAATCTTTGTTTTTTGGCGCTCTTCGTTTTGTTTTTTTATTTGCTCTTTGTGAACTGTCTTTTTAGCTGATAACTGAGCATTCGCCATCTTTATTTTTCCGTTTTCGGAGTTCAAAAGCCAGTCGGTGTAGCAACCGCACATTTTACCAAGACCATAAACGCGATGTTTTGTTTTTCTATCACATCCGTAGCCTTTCGCTAACCCGGAACCTTTGCACGGTTTTTCTTTTGGTTCAATCATACTGTTTTAAAATTTGATTTACTTTGTTTGGTTTCGTATTGGTAATCCACTTTTTCAACCAACTCTTCCAATGTGAATTCCCTTATTTTCTCTAATCTGCAATGAATTTTCATCATCTCGTTTACCAGTTTTGGCAAACTATCCGCAGGACATAAAGGCATGAAATTTTTGTAGCTTTTGAGTTGGATTTCTAATTGGTTTCGTTGGCTGATATGGTTCATTTTCTGAATGATTTACCTTTAAATTCAATTATATTGAACATTTCAAAAAGTCGATCATGAACTCTCCCCCCGTATTTTTCGCCAAATTCATTTAATGCAGCTTCAATATCTCCCTCAAAACCTTCTTTAAAATTGCAGGTGACAAAAGTCTTAACTTTGTTATTGTATCTGCTTTCTAAAATGTCTTTGAATAGATTTACTTTACCAAAATTGCTGGCGATTCGCTCCGTTTTTACATCATCAAAATATCGGGTACCAAAGTTTACTTTTCGCTCAAATTCCTTTTTGGAAATATCATCACCACATTTTTCAAACATTCCAACAACTTCATTTGCCGTGTAACCCTTAAAAGAAATGCCTTTAATATTTTGAAATATTCTTTCAAAAGTGATAATAGTTGATGTTTTACCGTTTCCAAAATTACCAATTACCAAAAGTCCTTTGTCAAAACTAGGATCTGACAACTTCGAAAGATTTTCACATTCAAAAAACCGTTCGTCTTTGGAGAAATAATAAATAAGCGGCTCCAGATTTTTAATGGTAATGCCTTCAATTTTTATAAAAGGCCTAGCTGTTATCTCTGTAAATTTCTGTTTGAATGAATCATACAAACGCTTTGCGGTGATTTTAAATTCAGTTTCTTTTTCAGATTCAGGAGTCAACATTCTACGAACAAACTTTTTTTGATTTTCAATTTGTTCCTCACTAGGCTCATGTAATTCCTCGTAGATTTTAATTTGGCTGATTTCCTCTTGAGTTAAATCTTCAAAGGATAATCTTTTCAAAAACTGATACCGATTAAGTCCTATTGTGGTATTATCGATTGTTTGTAAAGCTGGAAGTTGGTATTCCAGTTCCGGAGTTTTGTTTTCCATTTGTATTTTTTGATTTTAAAATTTCCCCAGGAAGCCATCGTGAAAAATGCGAGGCGTATTCTTTTTTTGAAATTTTGTTGTCTAATTCTGAAATTAATTTTTTATTAAAATCTTCAATCCATTTTAAAACTTCTTCTGGAGTAATTTTATTTTGCATCGAAATTGTTTCAATCCAACTTTGACTTTCTAAAATTTCTTTTCCGAACATTTCATTTTTTGGAATATTGATATTTTTATTTTTAATTTCTTCTTCTGTTTTTAATGTTTTATCAGGTAATAGGTAACTGGTAATAGGTTTATCTATACTCACCGTGCTTTCTAACGTGCTTTGTAAGGTGCTTTCTATCGTGGTTCTATCGTGCTTTACGTTTGCTTTGTTATATGCTTTGTAATGTGCTTTGTAATTTTCTTTCAAAGCAACTATGTTGCTGGAGTGCTGATTTCTTGAATATTCAATCACTTCTATAAACCCAAATTCAACTAAATCATCGAATGTTTTTTTATAAACAGAATAGCTTTTTAAGCCAATGGCGTCTAAAACCATAGAAGCAGGTAGTCCAAACTTTAATTTCCATCCTAACCTATTGCAATGCTCTACCGTAAAGGCAAATAAAGCACAGTGATTAGGTTTGATTAATTCAGGATTTTCAAAAGCAAAATCCCAAAAATTACGCATCAGTTTGAAATAATCTAATTTATTTTCTGCCATATCCTACTTTTTAAAAGGCACATTAGTTAATTGCCTACCGTTATTCCAAATGGCGTATCTGCCTTCTGAATCAATTTGTATTTTCATAGTCTCTATTTTTCCAAAAAGATTAATGTTTCCTCCTAAATCAACGAACCAAGCATTCTCTTTCGTTGGCCATATTCTCATGCATCTGCCTACTATTTGGTAGTACAGTGACAATGACATTGTAGAGCGTGCCATAAGAACCGCTTCAAGCTCTGGATAGTCAAAACCAGTTGTTAAAACCCCAACATTAATTAGGCATTTAATTGAGCCTTTTTTAAAAAGCGAAAGAATCCTTTCTCTTTCTATTTTTTTTGTGTCTGACGTTAAAAGAACAGCCCCAGGAATACGTTTGACAACTATTTCAGCTTCACTGATCAAAGCACAAAAAATTAAAAGATTAGGTTTCTTTGAAAGTACATGCATGGCATACTTCACAATTCTAGATGGCATGTCAATTGACTTGTAATACCTACTCAATGAAGCTGGAGTATAATCCGTTCCTGAACTGTTTAATTCTAGTTTTGAGCGGTCAATTACATCAAAGGAGTAATACTCTAGCTTAGCCAAAAATCCAGCGTCAAACAGCGTGCTATTTTGAACGTAGTAAAGAATTTTATTAAAAATCTTCGGTGCGCTTCGGGTTAGGAATGTGAGTTGTGGTCCTTCGCTGGTTTGTGATAATCGGTAAGGTGTAGCTGTCAATCCTAATACTTTAGCTTTTGGGAAATATTTGATAAATTCCTGATACATTCCACCATCTGAATTAACCAAGTGACATTCGTCAATCAAGATGTTTTCAACACCAATAAAAAGATGTTTCTTTTTTATTACGCTGCCAATGGTGCAAAAAGTGACTTTATCAATTCTTTTTTCCCCTGCTGATGCACTATAAATTGATGCCTTACCATACTTCGTGTATTTCTCATAATTCTGCTCCAGAATTTCTTTTGAAGGCTGGAAAACTATTGTTTTTCCATGAAGCGGAGCGATTATGTTTGCTATTACAATCGATTTGCCAGCACCAGTTGGAAGTATAATTACAGCATTTTCATTTGCATCACCTTGTAAATATTCAACACCGGTACTGATAGAATCTGATTGATATGGTCTTAATTGAAAAGCCATAATTTAAACGGCCTCTTCCTCAAATTTTGCATTTTCAAAAGCATTATCTTCCGAAGCAAAATCCATGTGGACCTGTTCCGGCTGTGGAGCAGATTTACCGTTCATATAAAGCTCGACCTCTTTGATTGCATTGTCTAAAACAGCAGTCAATTGAATCAAATAAAGATAAGATCCGTTTAGTTTTACCTTTGGAGCACTAAATTTTATCACTCCATTTGAAACATCTTTGTAACCTGATAAAACCAAAGATCTATTTTCCTCCACACCTTGTATAGAGAATGAATTCACGAAATATCTTTCTGTTTCCGGTTCGTCTCGAAGTCTTTCCAATTCAGTTGCATTATCATTCCCAGTGAATGCATCGTCTAAATGAGCTAAGAAAACATCGAATTTATCAAATGCTATTTCTAAATCTTCATGCACTATGTGTTTTCCGTTTCTTGAAAGTCCATCGCCTTTAGTCTTTCCCGTTAATAATTCGTAGGAGTAGCTGCAAAGGGCATCTTTAAGAGAGGCGCTTTTTATTTCTACTTCTTTAGAAACTTGGTTTGCAAAACCGTTATCAATGGCTTTTAAAAATTTGTCTGCATTGATTGTAATCACTTTTTCTTTTGACATCTTAAAATTGGTATTAATTGATTATTGATAAATAATATTCTTTGAAGCTTCCATCTACATAACTGGATTCTATAGGTACATTCCAGATGTCTTTTAGGTCCTTAATTCTACGTCTCAAATCGCCAACTCTATAATCAAGTAAGGCTTTTGTAGTGGTTAATCTTTCGCCTCGCAAAAGGGCTGCGTAAACGATTTTACATTGGTTCGAAAACTTCTCTTTATTCGCTTCAAAATGTTCTTGATTGCTGATTTTGTTTTCTATGTGCTGTAATTGACTAAAATCTATTTTTGGCTGATTGGTAAATAGATCTGGCGGTATTAGCTTTTTCATAAATACTGTTTGTTGTTTTCGATTTCTAATTCTATTTGTCTCATTAGTACTAAATCATTCGGCTCTGGAAGGTATATCCCAGCTTCTTTACTGGAGTAATCTCTAAACCGATTGATAGCCAATGTCATTTCTTCTTTGGAAACATCAGCAAGGCTTTTGTATTCAATTCGAACTTCACCCGTTTTCCTATTGATGAATTCATATTCGAATGTTTCAGAGTTTACCAACTTCTTGAAATATTCAAGTTTGATATATTCTGTAGTTTCTCCATATTCCCAAGCAAACCAACCCATGATCAAATGAGCATACTTTAACTGTGGGTAGGTTTTAGCTACTCGTTTGGGTTTAAGTTCAAACATTTGTTTTTTGGCAATGAAATACTTAAATTTTTCTACTGCTCGCTGGATGTCGATCTGCTTTTCGGGGTTGTAGATCATTAAAAAGGGGTTTTACCGAAATTAATTTTCATGCCGTTATTAGCAACGGTTACGTTTTTACCAGTTAGTTCAGCAACTTCTTTTTGAAACTGAATTTCATCTGAATTGCTGTCTGATAAATGAATGAGAACAATGTTGTTTACTTTCGTGAGATCATTAGCGCTTAACATATCCTTGCAATTGGCCAGCGAGAAATGCGATTTTAAAATCCTATTTCTCAAAAATTCCTTTCCCGAATCATAACCAAATTTTCTGTCGATAATTTCCTTTGAATAATTAGCTTCAATGATGATGTTATTCAGTCCTTTGAAAGTATATTCACAATAGTAAGTATCAGTCAGGAAAAGCACCTTTCCGCAATCTGGATGCTCTATTAAGAAACCTAATGGTTCTGCAGCATCGTGTTTAACATCGAAAGCCATTACTTTGAAGTTTCCAATAGAAAATGACTGTTTAGGAATGACTATAAACGCTTTATGACTGCAATTTATACCCATAGCTAAAAGAGTTCTTAGTCCGGAGTAAACACGAATCCCAAGTTTAGAAATATCCTTAACTGACTTACAATGATCTTGATGTTCATGGGTTACGAGGCATCCCACTACTTTTGACAAATCAAAATCTAAAGCTTGTTTGATTTCCTTGATGTTTACTCCGCATTCTATTAATAAAGCTTCATCCCCATTGCTGAGGATATAAGCGTTACCTTTTGAACCGGTTCCTATGGTTAAAAGTTCCATAATTAGAAGTTTGGACCAGCTGTGGCTTCTTCAAAATTCATTTGAGGAGCTTCTTCCAATTCTTTTTCCGACTCAGTATTTTGATTTTCAATTTGTAAAACTTCCTCACCTACTACTTCAGCATCTTCAAAGTCTAAAGATTCTTTGTTGGCATTGGCTATAACTACATTTTGAACGATTGCATCCTTCATATCCGTTTCTTTCTGAATGATCGATAAGTAATTGTCATCAATCTTTTTACTGTCAATTGTGATGGCATTGTAAGCGTTTCTTGAAATTGTTTTTTCGGCCATTTCTTCAAACCAACCTTCAATTTTTTCTTTACCTACTTTTTTTCCACTTACCCATTTATCTTTTTCACCGCCCCAAAATTCAGCAGAAGCGTAAGCCGGTTTTCTTTTTTCAATGTCTTTCAAGGAGAAAACTTTTAACTTGTTTTTCTCTGGAAAGTCTGCGAATTCATGGTACCAAAAACCGCCTACTACTTCGCCTCGATTAAAGTTATCTGTTACTTCAAACTCATAACTTTCAACTGCATTTACTCTGTCTTTCTTGAATTGCTTGAATCTGTCATTCGAGTAAACTAATTCTACGACTACATCTGTAGGAACTTCTAAACCGTACTTTTTAGCTTTCAATTCCATTCCTCGGTAGCCAATGACAAAACCCATGTCATATTTGTTGTTGGCTGTGTTTTTGTATGGAATCATGTTAATGTGATTTGGCTGCGTTGGATCAAGTTCGACACTTGAAAAAGCAATTACATCAACGGCCAGTTTTGCCATATTTACATTCTCCCAAGTCAATGCCAATGCATCGCGATATTCATCTGATTTTGCCAAACGTTTCTTTTCGGCATCTTTCAAAGTTTGATCGATCTTAATGAAATAGTTTTGGCAAAGTTTCTTTTGAAACGGTGTTATTGTAACAGCACCATTATTAGAAGAAAACTCTTTTACTACCGCATTGGTAAATCTCTCGCTTTGAGATGGCGCTACTTGTTTTGATACTTCTGTACTCATTTTTGCTCTATTTAAAATTTGATTGTTATAATTCGATTTGAAATTGTTCGTTGTCCTTTTTTAATTGTGAACGCTCTGAACATTTTATGATTGGTGTTTCAAATCCACCTTCATGAATATCCTTTTTGCTATTTTGATTGTGCTTACAATTAGCCGTACAATCAAAACTTCCTATTTTGAAACCAACGGAAATTGGGCAATTCTCAGTTAAAAATCCGCTGGAATCTCTTTTTACTTTATAAGTAATCATTACGCCACTCTCAATTTTTTATCTTGGCCAGAAACAATTAAGTTGATCAATTGGCTATTCAGCTCAATCACCTCAATTATGCTTTCTCGGTTATCAATAAAAATTGGTGCGGTTACTGCGTAGAATTCGCAAAGCGTATTAATGATGTCTAAGCCAGCATTTATTTTTGAAGCGGTATTTGCATCACTAAATGGCACTCCATCGATAAGCGCATCACAGCACTCAGATTCTCCACCGTTAATCTGCGTTTCGAACATTCTGAATTTTACAAACTTGAATTTCTCGTTGATTTTAGATTCCAAAGTGTCGATTTTCAATTTATTGAAACGTTCGATCACGAATTGGGTTTTCTCTACGTTGGCAATTTGCTGAGCCAAATCTTTTTCTTCTTGCTCCAAGTCAGCAATACGATTGTCAACTGATTTGATCTGGTCCTCATTACGTAATTGTGATTTGATGTTGTCAATGTCCTGAACGATTGCAGCTCTTTGGGCTTGTAGTTCTGAAATATCAACTTTTGGAACTTCATCAATAGTGGCCAAAACAGCGCTTAATTCTTCGTTTTTTAAACGGTAAACAGGATTGTCAGAAAGCAGTTTGTGGTAAACTGATTCTTCATCAACTACTTCGGCTGGAGTAATATTTGAAAGTTCGCTTTCGATTTCATTTCTTAAAACCAATATCTCTTTATCCAGTTCTGATACAAGAACATCACCCTTTTTAATTCGTTCGCTAAAAGTAGTAACCTCTAATTTTACAGCAGTTTGTTCGTCGCTTAAGGCTTTTCCTTGACGTTGTATTTCTGCCAGATTGTTTGCTTTTTCAGTTTTAAAGTTGTTCAGCATTTCTGCTTTTTTACTTTCTACATCACCGGTTTCAAAATCCCTTTTACAAGTTGGACAATGGAAATCATTTTCATTGAAAGTCAATTCCTTTGCGTTTTCAACTCCCCAAGATTCCCGTTTGGCGACTATCTTTTTTTCAAGGATTTCAGCATCTTCGGTTCTCATTATCAATTTTGAATGTAATAATTGGACTCCGTTTTTAGCATTTTGAAAGTCGGCCACTTTTGTTTCAAGCGCTCTTTTTTTACCATCCAAAACCGAAGTATCAGGTGTGTTTTTATGCTTGGAATCTCTTATGGCATTCGCTTCAATGTTCTCAATATCTGATTTGATGGCATTCGCTTTTGCTTTATTCTGATTAACTTCCGTAAGGAGCGTATCAAAAGCCCTGGATTTGTCTTGAATGCTTTCGTCCACTTTTTTAAGCTCCGTTTCTTTCAAACCAAGGCTTACTTTTAAGTTTACAAAATCAAAAGCTTCTGGCTTACTTTTCGAAACCTCATCAATTCGCGTTGGTATTCCTTTTAGGTCCTCTTTGGCCTTTTTGATGGAAGCAAGAATTTGTTTTTCATATTCAGCTAATGTTTTACCGTTATTCAACTGATCAATCAGGTTTTCGTATTCGCTGTTCCCTGCTGCCAAATCTTTATCGGAAATTGCTCCAGCAATATCCATCAATACTTTTCTACGTTCCTGCCATTTCAGTGCATTAAAAGCAAGTGGATTGGTAATCATCTTGAAAACAGTTTCATCCAGAATCATGCTTACTTTTTCCTGAAAGGCTTTTTGCTGCATTGGAACTCCATCCCAGTAGTATTCCGTAACGTTTCCGGAAAATTCAGTTACTTCCGAACCTCTTTTTTTAACCCAGTTTTCTTTTAAAATTCTGGAAACTTGAATCTCAATGTCATTTACCATGATAACAGCTGATACTTCGTGCTCTATTTTTGGGATGGCAACATTAAAACTGTCTAATGTTTTGATCTCAAAATCCTTTCTATCTGTGGAATCTTTCCCGAAAAGCATCCAAAGAAAAGCATCCATGATTGTTGTTTTTCCGGTACCATTAGCACCGTATATGTCGGTATTTTTCTCGAAATTGATTATTTGATTGCGCAAGCCTTTGAAATTGGTAAGGCTAATCTGTTTGATTTGAATTGTTTTCATTTTTGCTCTATTATTAAAAATTTGATTGTTTTACTTTACTAATAAATAAGTTACGAACGCTCCAAAAGAGGCTCCTGTAATTAATGCTACAAGCATTCCATAACAAAACACACTAAATATTTTGTTAGTTCTTTCTTCATCATAATTCATGATGCTATTTTTAGACTTGAATTGATCTGATCTGATTCCATTTTCAATTTCATTGCAAAAAAGAAATTGTCAAAAAATACTTTTTCAATCCAGTCTAACTCTGGATAAGTTTTTCCGTTTGTTAGCCATTTGCCATTTTGGACTATGATTTCTATTTTCATGATTTTTGCTTTTTAAATGAATGAATCGTTTCTTCTGAGTAAACAAAATAGGTTCTGTAAACAACGTGTCCGGATCTGTTTCTAATTTCTTGAATTGCATTGCCTTCTTTGTCAATTTCTTTCAAGTGATGAAAACCACTTTCTTTTAGATCAACTACTTGTAACAATTTTCCAGAAGACGTTTTGTAAATTTTATTTTTCTCTATTGCCATTATGCGTTTACTTGAAGCGTTAAGAATCTCTGTTGATTTGATATTGCAGCTTTTACAAATTCAAATTCTCTTTGCAAGCTTTCGATTGTAGCGTATTTCAAGGAAAGCAAATCCCTTAATTCAGCATTGATATCTTTGATATCTTCATTGCGTTTTTCTTCGCATGAGAACATATTGTAGTAGAATGAAATTTCTGCTTCTCTGAGTTCAGTAGTTTTTGATTTTATCTGAACGTCAATCTCTTTAATTTTTTTTGCTAAATTTGCCATAACGTTTGATTTGTGGAATTCGACTCCCTTATTAAAATTTGATTGTAAAAGCGGTTCCTTGCTCGGGAATCGCTTTTTTTATTTCATTAAAACCAAGCTATCCAATAACTCACTTTTTTTGTATCGGCGTTCGTTGTCGATAGCGTAGGCTTTTATTTTACCTTCCTTTTGCCATTTAATAATTGTAGGTTTTGACACTCTGTAAAAAGCACAAACTTCGCTTTGAGTAAGTAAAACCTCTTCTTCTTTTGGCTTTGCCATAATTTCTAAAATCCCAGTGATTATCTCGTTTTGAAAATCTTTAGGATTCACCTGTATAAATTGTATAAGCTCCATTTAGTTCTTGATTAGAATTTTAGTATCCGGCATTCCTGTATGTTTTTTAAGGATTTCGATAACTATTGGATATCTAGTGAGTGCCTTTTCTCTCTTTTTTTTGTGAGCGTATTCGTAAACTGTTTTTTGAGTGATACCAAGCTGTATCGCTATTTTTTGTCTAAGAGGAATATCATTTCTGATAATATGTTTTATTTCCTCACTTAGTGATTTACCTTCCATTTTGTTGCTGTTTTGCTATTTATACTGATTCTAAGCGTTTTATGTGTTGTTTCATCGTACATTAGATGTCCGGTTATGAAACATTATATGTTCTTTGTGCCGTTGTTGCATCGAAAGCAGATTCATTTTTCAAATCCAACGGCGTTTTTATTTTTCAGCCATTTTTAAAATAGGGAATCTTTAAACCCACAGGCTTTAATTATTCTTTCTACTTTTTCAGTAGTTTGTTTCTTGTTTTTTTGTATTCGATATGTCAATGAACTTCGTTACATTTGCCATAGGGCATTTGTATAGAGCAAATATAAGTACAAAAGCGTAATTAAAAATACATAATCGTAATTATTTTACGATTTATTACTTATTTGTATTCATTATAAATAATTTCATATGGATAAAACTGGCGAAAGATTGGAGTTGTACAGGCGTGAAAAAGGTTATACACTAAAAGAAATTTCAATAATACTGGGACTTACAGAAGGTGCGATAAGAAATGCAATAAAGAGAGACAGTATAAAAATATCGCACATAAACGTAATTTGCGAAAATTTTAGTGTGTCAAAAGAATGGTTATTGCATGGAATAGGAGAAATGGAAGTTTCTAATTATATAAATAAAAAAGAAGTAAATAATACTGTTTCTGAAACTCCTGCAGATTATTATAAAGGAGTTCCCTATTACGATATTGATTTTACTGCCAGTTTTTTGGCGATTGAAAACAATAACCAAGTTACTCCTGATTCATATATCAGTCATCCATTTTTTAAAGGATGTGATTATGTAGTACGAGCATCTGGCCAATCAATGGCAAAAGTTATTTGTCATGGAGACGCAATTGGATTGATAAAAATAAATAGCTGGCAGGAGTTTTTTCCTTTCGGTGAAATTTATGCTATTGTTACTACTGATAATTTTAGAATAATTAAAGTAATTACTAAAGGGGATACCGATGAATATTATACTTTAATAAGTAAGCCAACGGATAGTAAAAAAGAGGAGTTCCCACCACAACAAATAAAGAAAAGCAGCATTTCGGCTATTTTCAGAGTTCAGGCTTCAAGCCATTTATTTTAACAAATAAAAAATTATGAAAAAAAATATTTTATTATTATTAATATTTTGTTCAACGTTGATTTCATGCGATAAAATTTTAAAAAATGAAACAAAAATAAAATCTAAAGAAGATTTGATTCTTGAATTTTGCAAAATGGATGTTAAAGTAGGCTCTAAAACGCCATCAACAATAAAATACGATTCATTATTAACTGATGTTTTTGAAATTGATAAAAACAATAAATATTACAATAAAGATTTAGATGACGCTTATGATATGAAACAAATTAATGATTCAATATCCAAAAAATGGCAGGTTTCCATACATTATGATGCAGAAAATAAATATGGCGCCAATACAAGGAATAATGTTACTTACATAATAAAAGAAAATAATCAATATTCAAAAGATTCTATTTTAAATGATCAATTTATTATCGTTTCAAAAATAGACCAAAATAAATTACATGAATATTTAGGTATCTAATAATTTCAAAAAATGAAAACTCCAGACGAACGTATATTGCGATTAATTGACTTGTTGAAATTTGAGAAAAGAATAAACACTATAAACGAATTCTGCGAGGGTGTTGGCGTTATCCGTCAAACCATTTCCAAAATACGACACGGAAAAGCCAGTTTCACTGTTACTCACATTGAAATGATTTGCAAAAAATACAAAGTCAATGCAAATTGGATCATAGGCATTGAAAAAAATGTTTTTAGAACCGAGGGATCTATAGAAATGGTCTAAAAATATTTACTTAATTCAATAGCTTTATCAGTGCTGCTTTTTCCTATATAGATTAAAAAAGTCGCCTCGGTACTGTGCCCAGTTGCACCCATTAATAGTGCCGTGGGTATTTTTCCATAAAAGTTAGTTGCAAAGGATCGACGGCCAATGTGCGAAGTCACCAACTCATGTTTTGGATATTTTTTCAAAACCTTTCTATTGGTTGCTGGATCCATTTTTCCACCATAGACAACCTCATTTATTTTAGCTTTTTTACAAATATTTTTAATATGAATATTGTATTTAGGATCTGTTTGTCGTTTCGGGAATTGAAATCCTCTTTTATTTAAAATTTCAATTACTTTTTTATGTAATGGCAAAGTCATAACCTTACCTGTTTTAACTTGTATAAATTCGATTAGGCTAACTCCATTTTCAATTCTAATCATATCTGTAGTAAATCGCATGAAATCTGAAACTCGCTGCGCAGTGTAGCACGAAATCAATAGCCAATCCCTGGCATCTTGCAAATCCTTTATTTTAAGATTTGCATTTTCGATTTTAAACAAATCTTTTTCGTTTAGATAAATGCTGATTGCTTTTTTCTGGGTGACTTTTATTTCATCCATTTCGTAACTTACTGCAAGTCCTTTTTTTCTGGCATGAATACACATTGCTTTTACCTCTTTCAAGTTTGATAAAATAGTGTTTTCAGAATAGCCTTGCTCCAGGTTCCACTTCTCAAATTCGTTTTTGAATTGTGAATTTATATCTTTTATTAAAAAGGTCTTCCCTTTAATTTTTTGAATTTTAGCAACTTTATTTTGAACTACCTTTATTTTTAAAGTCGTTCGATGATTTATTTCATTACCGCGTTCCTTGATGTAAAAATCAAAGTATGAGACAAGATCTTTCGGTATTAATATTTCAGCTTTTGGATTGATGAAATTTTTAAGCCAGACTAAATTTATAGGTTCATCAGATTTATTGAAACTATTTAGTAAATTTGTTTTCAATTCTTGTAAGTCAGAATCTAGGTTTTTAAAACTTTCGTTCTTTAAATTTTTTGGCCTTTGTTTGGGAACACTCCAGTCAGAAGGATTTATGATAAAATTGGTCGTTGTTTGAATGTCAAAATTTCTCCCATCTTTAAATCGGATATATATCTTAGAAGGATTTGTATTTGTTTGTATTAAGAAATTAACCGTTGCCATGATTTCTAGTTGAGAATGCAAATATAAACAATCCCCACATGTTCCCCACAATTAGTTTAATGATATTTAATTAGGTTAACTTGAAATAATGTCAAACTACTTGTAAACATTAGCTATTTTTTGATTTTAATTAAATTTAATAAAATGTAAGTAATTAATTTAAGTACAGTCAAGGTCACTTTAAAAAAACGGTAAACAGCTATAAAATAAGCTTTTACCGTTTTTTTATTAGACAAAATCCCCGCATGTTCCCCGCAATGTTTAAAAAACTATAAATTTTATACTTTTTATTAAAGTCTTAAAATTTGCTAAAACTTTTTCAGATTTGATCAAAACACTTATTTTTGCATGAATTAGAAAAATCTTTATTTAAATAAATGGAAACTATCGATATAATTCTGACTATAGCAGTTTTAGCATTAGTTATTAAACTTTTATGGAATAAATTTAATGAGCACCCGTCTGATAAATACCATAACGATAGTTGGAAAAATAGAAAAAAATAAAGTGGTCAAATTTGACCACTTTAAAAT